AGATTATACTGGTGATTTTGAATATCAACGTGAAAGACATACTGGTTATTCAATCGGCAAGATAATCTTGGATATAAGAACGAATTTTATAATAGTAGAGGTTATGTATCATCAAACCCATAAAAAGTCGGCAAAACTAATAAAACACGGGTTTCCAGTTAAAGGTGGGGACGTTGATATAGAAGAATTGTTGAATAAAATACATAAATTACATTTTTAATGTTAGTAATTAAAAGAAATTCATTAAATCAATTGGTAGTTTCGGTTTCAAGTCATAAAACACTTGCCAACCCAAATTACTTGTTTTCGTTTGAACACATATTATCAAAGGAAAAGGTAAGATTTTTTCCAACAAATATATCAACATCTACCAACAGATACGATGAATTTGAATTTTATGAAGGACAACAACCCCTAAATACGGGTCAGTTTGAAAATGTCCCATTTGTATTATTCCCTTATCCAGGTCAGTATTACTATTCTGTATATGAAATGTTCAACACGGGAACAACTAACCCACAATATGCGTTTGATAAGTTGGAAGAAGGTAGAGCATACGTGGAAGATACATCAATTGAAAATCCATATACCTATACTTACACATCATCAAACGAACAAAATAGTAATTACATTTATTACAAACCTGGCACCAACAATCCCGAAGTTTTATTTAAGATGGAACAATTAGACGGGTTTAATGCTTATGGAAATTATTGGAATTGGAATTACTTATATCCCGATAGTGTAATAGAAGATTTAACTACGGGTGAAACATTAAGAATTGAAAATAACTTATACGATATAGATGATTGTAATCAAGGTTATACAAGATTTAGTGGTGAAAGTCAGTATAAGAAAATTGTTACTGGCACAACAAGTAATTCAACAAGATTAAAGATTTACACAGACCCTAATCAAATAACGGCTTATGGATATGGTTATGGTGATTTAAGTAATTTACCACCATATATTACGGGTTATACGTATAGTAATTTTAGGACTATAACACCAGGTCCTATTGGTTGGTTTAGAGCTGACCAAAATGCGTTATATGATGACGGAACAACGGGTAATACAACAAATAAAGTTATAACCACAAATAGATTTATATTACCATCAATTCCTATAAGTGGTAATACCACATCATACTTCCAATCACCAAGTAGTGTTTATACGGGTTATACGTATGATAGTGCGGGACAACAAACAAGTAGTTTAAAAACAATATATTTTAATGGACAAGAAAACAATTGGACTATTGACCCATATTCGGGACAGACACTTCAATATAGTTTAACAAAGTGTGTTCAAACACCATCATCACAGACAATTTATTTCAGTAGAAATGTTGGTGGTATAAATTATATCGGTAGTGGTGATACAAGTGGTAATTTCAACTTTATTGGGGTGTATGTTCCAGTAACACCTACGCCTACACCAACATCAACGATTACACCTACACCTACATTAACACCGACAAATACACCAACACCAACGATGACCCCGACACCAAGTCCAGGTCCAGCGTTTGATGCTGATGCTGCGGCTTACTTATCTGCGGTAATATCTGCGGGTGGTAGTTTAGATGCTACGATTAGTGGTGCTACAAACACCTTATTTACATCATTAAAATCTGCTGGACTTTATAGTAAATTAGACACCCTTTATATGATGATAGGGGGAACATCTGGTTCTACTGCTTTAAATGGTATTAGAACAAATAGTCAGTTTGATATTACTTGGACTAACCCTGGTAGTATGACTTTTGACTATTCTGGTGCTACGGGTAATGGCTCAACAACTTACGGAAATACAAACTATAACCCCCGTAATGAAAGTAGTGCCACAGATACATCGTGGGGTATTTACCATACCGCAGGAAACTTTGGTGCTAATAATGGTGAAACTTATTCTTTTGGAGCGTTTGATGGAACATACATAAATAACCACTCTCACCCACCAGGTAATTTGAGAATATATGGATATAATGTAGGCTCTAACTATAATATTGGAAATCCTACTGATTACAATGGTAGTTATATTTCCACTATTACAAGTGGAACAAAAGCGTTATATCATAATTTAGGTTCTGGTAGTAGTTTATCTGGTAGTAGTGCGCCAGGTGGTTCAGCGTTCCTTGTAAATCAACCCTATTATTTATTCACCCTAAATCTAAATGGTAGTCCGTATTCTGGAAACTACTTTAATGGTAGAATACAACATTTCTTTAATGGTGATTACTTGACCCCAAGTGAAACTACTACTATGATGGGAATACTAAATACATTTGAAACAACATTAGGTAGAAACCTATATTAAACATCGGTTAAAACAAGTAAAAATTATATTATAAGATATGAAGAACACAAACGATAAATTTAAAATCTACGAATTTGGAATTCCAGCTTATATTCCAAGTTTTGAAGAAAAAATCGTATCAAAACCTTACGTATTATATGGGGAAGACAACTTACAACCCCAACATAGTATAGATATGTATAATTTTTCTTCAATCAATAGAGCGTGTTTAAATGCGGTGATAAATGGTATTATCGGTAAAAATCTTCTAATCAACGGAAAGGAAGGGTTTATGATGGCTAATTCAACTGAAACCCTTTATGATGTATTTAAGAAAACAGCAACAGATTTTGCTATTCATAATGGTATTTCATTAAACACAATTAAAAGACGTGATGGTGAAGGTATAGCGGACTTTTATCATATTGATTTCAGTAAAATTAGAAGTGGTAAAGTAGATGATTACGATTACGTAAAAGAATACTATTATAGTCCCGATTGGACGAATATCCAAAAATACAAACCAGTAGAAATACCAGCATTTAACTTAAATGGTGATGGTAATAGTCAAGTGTTTTATTCTTTCCAATATCAGCCAAATCAAAAATATTATCCATTACCTTCTTGGATTGGTGGTCGTATCCCCGTTCAAATAGATATTGAAATAATGAATTTTGAATTGAATAATATCCAAAATGGGTATTTCCCATCTTTATTTATTTCGTTAAATAATGGTGTGCCAGGTGATGAAGAACGTGAAATGATTTTTAGACAATTTGAAGACATTTATTCATCATCAAATAACGCTGGTAAGATGTTCTTAAACTTTGCTGATAGTAAAGAAGCGGAGCCTACCATCACAAGTATTGCCCCGAATAATAACGCTGATTTGTTTAATTCGTTAAACGAAATTATACAGACAAAAATCTTGACAGCTCACGGCATAACGAAGCCCGATTTATTGGGCATTAAGACGGCGGGACAATTGGGAAGCAAACAAGAAATTATAGAAGGTTATGAACACTTCTTACGTTCGGTAATTGCTCCAAAACAACAATTCCTTATCCGTGAATTTGAAAAGTTATTATTCTACAAAACTGGCGAAGTCCATAAAATTACAATTGAACAGAACGAGCTGTTTCACGGGAAAACAGAATTCGTGCCTGGCGTAGAAGAAAAAGTAGGACTATGAGTTTAGGTGTATTATTAGTTAGTGCTGAAAAGGTTAAAGCATTTACAGAAGTAAATGAAAATCTTGATGAGGCACTTTTACTGCCCAATATACAAATCGCACAAGAAATCGGTTTGCAGACATTAGTGGGCACAAAATTTTACAATCACATTATGTCGGCAGCTGAAACAAACACTTTAACAGCGGCTGAAACGACCTTATTGGAAGATTATATTGGACCTTATTTGTTATGGAGAGCGGTTTATGAAGCATTACCATCAATTTATATGCGTATGATGAATAAATCAGTATCAATTGGTGAAAGTCCTAATTCAAAATCTGTTGATAAAAGTGATATGTCTTATTTAAGAAATATTCACCAATCACGTTATGAATTTTATTCACAACGCCTACAAGATTATATGGTGTATAGACAAGGGGACTTCCCATTATATTTCCAATACAACGCTGGTGATGGGATGCCAAAATCATCAGTAAATTACTATTCGGGTATTCACATACCCAACGGACCAAGAAGACCATTTAGATATTGGAATATGGGATTGCCAGTTTATACAGACCCTACTAACCCTAATAATTGTTGCTGGTAAAAAATGGAAAATAAAGATATTATAGCGAACACGACAACGATGGCAGGAGTATTCGCCTATTTGATGAAATTTCAAGGAGAATTGACACTTTTACTTTTATTAACGGGACTTGTTATAAACCTAATTAGAATTTGGGATAGATTTAAAAAGAAAGAAAAATGAAAGAATTTTTTAAAAATATGTTAAG